GCTGCGAGACGCCACAATGGAAGTTAAAATCTCGGCGTTGGCGCTGGTGATGGAGATTGGAAAATCCTGATTAAGCCTCGACGTTGCCGCCGAATCATACATGCGGATTTTCTGCCGTGAGACTTGGCGAAGATAATTCGCGTCCTTCGGATTCACCGTTCGCGTGTCCAGCAGTTCCCTGCCGGTTTTTGCGGGCAGTCCAATGTCGTGTTTGTTTCGCCCAAACAATTCGAGTGACAATTTCATAATCCACCGCGATAAATGTTTCCCGGCCCAAATCCCTCACCGCCCAAGACCGGGTTGGGAAATGTTGCGGAAATTTGGGTTGTGATTCTGCGTCCAGTTGGCTGTTTGTTCCGCGCCCGCTCTTTCGCAATCTCGCCCTGCCGCTGATGCCGGAATGAATAGTAAAATTCTTTCAAATCACGCGCCGGGATTCGGCGAATCATTGTGCCGTTGATTTCCGAATCCAAAATATCGTTCGACGCGCGCCCAAGCATTACGGCTTCCAGCTTTTCAACCATCAACTGAGCAAACGTCTTTGTGCTTTGATCGCCGGGAGCGGTTGCAAGGTCGGGGGTGATTTTTACCGGGCCGAGATAAACTTGATAGCGTTCCCCGACATTGGCCGTATTGTAGGCATACCCGGCCATTTCAAATTCACCAACTGGAAAGGCTTCTGTTACAGAACCGTCAACGAATACAAGTTGCTCCGTTCCGCCGGCGGTTGGTTGCGCCGAATCAAATTCAATCGGCGCGCCACCGCCGCGAATTTCATAATGAACGGCCCAGACTGGCGATGGATACTTCGGGAAATTGCGCTGGAAAGAAATTGAATCGCCACAAGCAATTTGAATCGGTTCGCGGCGGTCGGGCGGAATTGTTGCGGCAGTGGCCATTTTCATAAATGGTCAAATGTCCATTAAAGCAAAAGAGGCTGGACGTTAATCCAGCCTCTACCTTGACATCGCCCTGCTTCGCGCCGCGTTGCTCCGCCTTCGCTACGCCTCGCGTTGCACCGCTTTGCCCTCGCTGCGCTGCGCCTTGCGTGTGTCGGCAAAGACAGCCAGTCGTGAGAAAGGCCACGCAAGAACGGCGCTGATGTTACTAACTGTCTTTGCCATGCGGTTACTTTGGCACGACACGCGCTTTATGTCAAGCATGATAACTGAATGCGCTTGGTGTTACCCGAAAAGCAGAATGTTCGCGGCCCAAAAGGTAATGAAACATGGGAAAAGTTCTGGCATGTGCCCCTGGCACGTCCGGTTGATGGTCGCGCGCTACGAATTGCTTGCTCAGAAAATGGGCATGTCCGCTAAAAATGAGACAGGTCAAATCCAGCGGCTTTAGTCGGTCGCCAGGTTTTCAATAGTTTTCCTTCCTTGGCTAAACGAATCCATGTCGCATAAACTATCTTCCGCTCGAAATTTGAAGAGTAAAGACCTTCCGTTGATGTCCCGGATACAATTTCAGCGCATGTTTTTTCTCTATCGTCCAAAAGGCGAGAAACCTTAAGAATCTGTTTGGCTTTTTGAATCGCCTTGAAATCTAACCGGTAAGTTTTGGTGTGTCCGTGACAACTGGTTCCTATTTTTCCTTTCATAAATTCAAAATCTTCCAAACCCGCCCACCCCGCCAACCTGCATCGAAAGCCGTTTGCGCGGCTGAATCTTTGGCGGGGCGGTGACTGCCTCGGCGGAAGCGGGTTTTTCAAACGGTTTGATTTCGTAATCCGTCTTTTCCTGCGCCTCGGTTTTTACCGGGAAGATGTTTTTCCGCAGCCGGGCAATGTTCGGGCGTAAAATGTCCAGCGCGGCCATGTTGTAAACCTTCAAGTCCAGCGCCTCGTTGCGCTCATATTTCTTTTCCCATTTCTGCCGCACAACTCCGCGCTCGATTGTCGTCACCAACCGCTCGGAGCAAAGCTGTTTGAAATAAAGCTCCGTGTAACCGCGCCCGACCGGGAAATGAATGTAACGCGGCCCCGGCTCGTCCATTGTCAGGCGAGACGCTAAAGATTCCTTTGCGGTGTCCGTGCCGACGCTGAACAAATAAATCCCGTAGTGTTTGTTTTTGTGCGGCGTTACCAGCGGCGCGTGCGGCGTCGCGCTGCCCTTCACCGCGTAAAAGCGCCGATGTTGGCGAGCCTTGGTAAAGCGATATACCGCTTTTGTTTTGTGGCCGGAGTCCACCGCAACGCAGGTGATTCCCATATCAATTCCGCTGGCATGTTTGAATTTCTTGGAAAGAAAATCGTCACACTGTTCTTGGGTTTCGTTTTTGTCGAAGTCGCCCCACACAACAAACTTTTCGATTGACCAGACTTCTTCTTCGTCGCCGATGCCCTGGACTTCGATTTCGGCGCGGTCGTCTTGGATGTCCATCGCCGCCGTGAGCAAAACAACTTCTTCGGGTATTTCGTGTTCGTATTTTTCAACTCGGTTTAATAAAAAGCCCCACTCAAGCTGCTGCGCCTTTTCTTTCCACGGTTCCGCAAGAAAAATGTTCGTCCAGACGCGGAGTGATTCTGTCCCGTTTTTCTTCGCCTTCAAAAAATCCTCAGCGAATTCGTGATGATAGTTTTTGAAGGCTCGCTTCAAACCGATTGTCCGGTAAAGCCCGTTAAGGTGTCGGCCCCGGATTCCTTTGAACGGAGCGGTCGCAATCCACTTTGCCCGATATTCAACCCCGTTGACAGTTGTCGCCGGATTGTCCGGGTGTCCTGAATTGATCGCCGCAATGCGCTGCGCGTCTGACCAAGACTTGTGACACGCTTCGCATTCGTAAACCGCGTGTTCCGTGTCGCGCCTTTCTTTTCCGTCCGGTTGCGCGAAAGAAAACTTGAATTGTCCCCACTTCAAATGCTGCAACGCCCCACAATTGCAACAGGGAACAAAATAAAATTGCTTGTCGCTCACCTCAAACCCGGAATGGATTCGGGAAGTGCTGATATGCGTCGGGGTCGAAGATTTCAGCTTCACCGCGTCAAAGAATGTCATTGCGGCGCGGTCGGCCAGCGCCAGCGGGTCGCCCTCACTCGTCATCTCGAAAGCGTCTATTTCGTCTTGGATGATGATTTTGATTGAACGCTGGCGCAGTGTGGCAACGGAGTTTGCCCCAACCGCCGATAAATGCCCCCCGGGGAATTTCCGGTTGAGCGATGTGCTTTCGCTGTCCCGCTCGCGCGGCTCGCGCAAAAGGTTTTTCAGCGATGGGCAGGCTCGGAACAGGGGAAGCAGCTTCTCGCGCATCCACGACATTGCCGAATCCAGCGTCGGGCGCACATTCAAGACCGATGTCGGCGCATGGTGGGAGAAATATCCGTTAATAAGAATCAGGCAGAGCGTTTTTCCAAGCTGTGATCCGATTTCCCAAAAGGTTTCAACCGCCTCTGGGTCGAGCGGGTCGTTCAACATGGCCGCTTGGTAGGGCATCCGGGACAATTTGTATTTCCCCGCTTCTGCATTCCCTTCGCGGGGCAGATAAATTTCCTTTTCCGACCATGCCGAGATTGTCAGCGGTGGCGGCGTCGGGAGAATTTCAGCTATCCGACGAAGTGCTTTGGGGAGTCCGGTCATTTTTTACATTAGGAAAACCAAGATGTCTTCAATGCGGCCCTGAATTGGAGCGCTGACCGAAATAAAATTTCAGCGATTTCTTCAGCCATTTCTCGGTTGTTCATTTTCCCTCCTTGATTTTTTAAGACAGCGACAAAGTGATCCGAGAGGCGAGAGGCTGATTCGGTATGAGGCTAAAAAATTCCTGTCTGGAATGTTTAAGCCTTTATCATCTTTCCATATTCTCCAGTCCGCCTTTGGGTTTTGCATGTTCGCGTTCATTTTTCCTCCTTTTCGATTTTGTCCGCGTTATAGGAAATTGCCTTTGAAAGTTCAGCGAGTGCCGAATTGATTTCTCCGTCCAGCGCCACACGCTGCGCATGGTCGAGCTTTCCTTGCGACTCTAAATTGTTCCCGGCGTTGACCAGCCGTTGACGAAACAGCAAAACCAAATCTTCCCATGCCTGAATCACGCGATTAGTTGGAATCACTTCGCCGGATTCGATCTGGTCTTTGCGCTCCGCTCGATTAGCCTGCGCCGTTGCCAGCCGCTCCGCATTGTTGCCGACAGGCCGCGCCAAAACCATCGCCGCCCGGAAACAGGCTGGCGCAGAATAAATAGCCATCGCACCCTCCTTCCGCAAGGGTTGCAAATCTTCCAGCCGCTTCTCGATTGTCCTGCGGTTGATTCCGGTTACGCGCACCATTTGCTCTTTCGTCCATTCCAGTTGCGCGTGCCGTTGGCGGTTTTCTGCCATCACCGCCTTTTCTAAATTCTCATATCCCGTCGGGTTCATGGTATTTCTCAAAATGTCTGTCCAAGAATTGTTTCCGCGCCGCCTTTGTCCGGTTCCGCCGTGAGTGAATTTTGAACTTTGATTGAAACTCGATTGCGTATTGGCTGATTGTCCGATTGTTCCTGTGAAGTTTTTTCCCGATCTGCGCGTAACTCATGTTCCCAAACAGTTCTGGCCTCAGCACCGCCGCCATAGCCACAAACCGAAGCATCGCTGTCTGCGCGCGCGGCCCCCTGGTACGATCTTTTGCATTCCCGTAAAAACACCAGTCCATGATTCGGCTCAATCCCTCAGCCATTATCAGAAACTTTTCGTCTGTTTCGCTGTGCTGGCCGTTTTGTTCTCGGCTGTATTGCTCGTCCAACTGACCATCAGCCCAATCGTTCGTCGAATCGTAAGTCAGCATAAGATTTATACTGAAAATGAATCTTTTTGTTAAATTGTCAAGCGTTGTAACTGGTTAAATTTTCTGTGTGCAGGCAATAAAAGCGGTTACGGTCACCAGCTGACTGGACCTCCCAACAGGGACCCAAACTCATGTGGCCTGTATAGCTCATGCTATTATTGTCTTGACATTTATTTTCTGCGTGTATAATTGCCGCAACAGCGGCGCACGGTGTCGGTTGGTTACTCATACTCATATTGTTTTAACACAACTTGAACTGAGTCTATGCTTGTGTTGTGCGCCATTAAAAACGCCACAACTTCTGAAATGAGAAGTTCATAATCTGTGTGTTTGGTTCTTGTTCCAATCCTGTCCCTCATTGCAATGGCCTCTGGAACTGCTGGTTTGTTGTCCTGTAATGCGCGGGCATTGATGTTGTGGCAGGCCATCCAAAGCTCTGCAAGATATTCATCACTTCGATATGTGGGGCTTTCCTTTGGGAAGAACGTGCCGCAATCTTCACAGTAGAATCCGTGAGTGTATCGGCATCGGTTGTTGTGTTCGCACATAGGTTTTAATTGCCGCAACAGCGGCGCACGGTGTCGGTTGGTTACTCAATCAGTTTCGCATTGTTGTTTCAATTTTACAAGCCGGGGCGCGTGACGGTGGATTTTAAGACCGCTTGGCAACAGGCCAAGAGCGCCCCGGCTTTAAGTGGTTTGTTTCGTGGTTTTGAGTTTGTTCCAGTGGCCGCACTTTTCACACCGGAACGCCGTCACAGTGAAAGTTGCGCCCCCAAGCGGGCCTTTAATGGGGCGGACTGGCGACATCGGTGTTTTGCATTTTTTGCAGAGCGGGATTGACTCAGCAGGTTTCATGTCAGTTGTTTTGATCGGTGTTCACTGGCTCTTGCCATTCTACTGTGCGTTTGTGACATCGCGGGCATTGTGCGGGCGGTTCGGCTTCATCGCCAAGGATTACGATGCGCTGGCAATGTTGACAAAACCAGTAGCCTGAGCTTGCCAACGCGGTCAGCGAATATTCTGTTTTTTCTTTAGTCAACATAGCTTGGGGGAAAGTCTTGGTCGCTGACCTTTGCCGCACTTTCAAACCGCGTGAATTCTTTACAGAATTGCAGCATGACATATCCGGTCTGACCATCGCGGCATTTTTCCACAATCAGCTTTACGGTTTGCTCATTCGGGTTTAACTCACCCTCGTTTTCTAGTTTCCAAAGGCTGTCCGCGTCCTCGGCGGTTGCTCGGGCGTGCTTGGTTTCGCCGGCGGCATTCACCTGTGACAGCAGAATCACCGGCACGTCCAGTTCCATCGCAATATCTTTGACGCCTTTGGAGATTGAAGCAATCCGGCCCTCTTGGTTGTCACCTTCGCCAATAAGTCGTTGCTGGTAATCAATCACAATCAGTTTGATGGCGTGATTTTGATGGTGGCGGCGGGCGATGGCTTTGATTTGTCCGATGGTGAACCCGCTGGCGCGTTCGATGAATAGCGGCGCATTGTTCAGACGGCAGCAGGCGGCGGTGATTGCTGGCATGTCGTTTTCTTTAACTCGGTGAAAATTGACGCGTGATTCAGAACAGATTGAGCGGACGACAAGTTGAACGGGCCGCATTTCAGCGGAGAGAATCAGTGCCGGGGTTTTGTTGAGCGCGGCGCGGACGGCTATATTGACGGCCAGCGCGGTCTTGCCCCGACTGGGCAGCGCGGCGATCACAACCATTTCTGCCGGGTGCAATCCATCCGTGAGCCGGTCAAGGTCAATCAGGCCGGTTTCGAGGCCGGTGATTTTGTCACCGTTCAAAAACTTGGATTCAATCTTTCCGATTGCGGCATGGACAAGCTCTTTGATGCCGCTGGATTCGTTTTGCGCCGGTCGGATTTGAAGTATTTTGCTTTCGATGCAGTCCAGGATTTCGTGTGCGTTGCCGGCTTCGTAGGCAGCTTGAATTGATTCAGTTGACGCAGCAATGATGTCCCGGCGAATCTTTTGCTCAATCAAAATGTCCAGAACGGCGGGCAGGTTCGCGCTTGAAGTCACCACGTCCTGACACGCGCATAGATATTGTTCGCTACCGATTTTGTCCAAGACGTTCGCATCTTTCAAAGACTGGCGCACCGTGATTATGTCCACTTCATCGGGACGCATTGCGGAAATCGCTTCCCAAATTGTGCGGTTGCGCAGGTCGTAAAAGTGCGGGCCGGTCAGGACGGCAGACGCTTCCGCAATAGACTCAACCGGCGTCGTCAGGCAACAGCCGATGACGAACATTTCACTTTTTGGCGAGTGTGGAGGAAGTTTGTCCATGATTATCCCGGCATTTGCAGGTAAGATTTTTTCGGCCCGGTTGCGGTTCCGTTCTTTTGCGGAGGTGTCATCGGCCTGCCGTCGTTGTCCCACCAGCCGCGAACGCGCAGGGCGTATTTCTTCCAATCGCGCTTTTTCGTCCAATCGTCAACGGCAAGGAATTTGTCCTTTGCGAACCACTCAGCAGCGATGCCGCAATGCGGGCTTTTGCAGAACTCCCAAAATTCTTCCCAAGAGGGGATTTCAGAGAGAGCGGGAGCGCCTTCTTCTCTCTCTTTGGAAACAGGAGACGGAGTAGGAGATGGAATGCGGCAAGGGTCTTGCAAGTATTCTTCAACTACCCTTGGAGCCGATTTCCTCAATTCCGCTGATTTTTTGCCACCTTCTGAACATTTTACTTTCCATGCCTCTTGTTTTTTTCTTTCATCTTCAAGCCGGTCGTGAATCAATTTTGATGGGTCATCTGGACAAGGCTCGAACATCCGAGCCACTACCCTTGCAAGGGTAGTTGAACAACCCTTGCCAACCAAAGTTGCTATTTCCTTGTGATTTGACGGAATTGAACCATGCTGCCAGCAAAACGCCAGCAACCGAATGTATGCCCCCTCCTGCTCCAAAGTAAGCAACTGAACGCGCTGACTTCCGAGATAATCGGTGACGTAAAATTGAAAAGCTGGTGATTTCACAGAAAATTAAAGTGACCCGCCAACGTGGAAACAGGAAGCGACGACAGGCCGGAAGGCCGGAAGTTAAACCTATTGCGTTGGCAGGCCGCGTTAATTTTCGATGGATTCATTCGTCGCTATTTTCTGCCGGTTTCCAATCGGCACAATCAATTTTGCACATAATCAGAAACGTGTCAACAGCCATTCAGGTCTTGAGTGTAGATTAACTGGCGCATACAGCCGGGCTATTTTCCACAATAACCTTTACAAAAATGATACACCGCTGTTTCGGCCTGTTTTTCGGTATAGCCGAGTTTCTCGTTAAGTCTTATCATCCTGTAAATGGCATTCCCGGCGCGTGTTCTGGCGCGTTCAAGTTTGATTCGCGTTTCATTTATTTGTTTTTCGGTTGGTTTGATTTTCATAATATTCAAAAGTTCAGGGCCATCGCCGCCTGCGTTGAGACGACAGAGATGTCTTGCGACACTTTTGGCGAGGTCACAAACGGCGAAGGCCCGGAAATTTCGTTGGTCATATTCTCTGTCATGTTCGGCGAGTCTCAATCCGCCGGTTCCTGCGAACACCCCAACCCTAACGAATGCGGCGGGGAGAGTCAACACACATGTTTTGCTATGTGCAGGACAAAAAATACTAAGGGCCACTGCCAAGCGGCTTCCAGAAACAAAACAGGTTAGCAGGTTGTGTTTTTGTGCGCGCCTTTTTCGCTGCCGCTCGGATTTCTCTCGGCCCGATTACATCGGTGCGCCTCATTTCTTTCATCAAATTACGCGCAGCATCATTAGACAAGCGGAACCATTCTCCACGATGTCTAAAATCCGATAAAATCCCATGCAGATTTAATTCTTGATCATAGGGACAAAGAAACCATCTTTTAATTAGCAGTTTTATGGTAAACGGATTTCCAGTCTTAATTGTAGAAAGGCGAACTCCAACATTTGTGGCCACGCCAATTTTATAGAAACCCTCACAAAAAAAGACGTAAACAAAACCGCCGCCAGTATCGAAGCATTCATTATCCATGTTTAATAAGGTATCAGACAGGAGCTTACGGAGCAACAAAAAAATAATCTTTTTCCTGTTGACAGAACGAACCAGACATGAGAAACTTCAAGCGCATGAGAAAACCAATGACACAACTGGACAAGGCGAAAGCCGAATTGAAACCGCTCGGCAAAGGAGATTCGCTGGCGCATTCAGTCAAAATTGACAAGCGTGCGGCCATGTATGCGGCGGCGGCTCAATTAGGCATCAAGATTTCAGCCGATGAATTAAAATTCAAAATCGGCCACTTTCAAGTCACCCGCATTTCCTGACAGCAAACCAATATGCCCTCAACCCTTAAACAAATCCTAGGCTGCGTGATTCTGGCCGCAGCGATGTACGTTTTAGCCGTTGTGATGTTTATATGAGTATTCCAAAACCCGACATCACAATTCGGTTGCAGACTGGGGCTGACCGCGACATGGAAACAGCCGTGCTATACGCCAAGTCATTCGATGCGATTTACTCGCAGATTTTCCCAACTTATTTTCCATCTTCCGCACCGGAGCGCAAATTGCTCGCGTCTGGTGATTCACCTTGGACTGGCAGCGAGACGGCGCGGGATTGAATTTATGAAAATCAAAATTGTCTCACGCTGGAATAGTGAAACGGTTATTTTTGAAACCGACGCGGAAAACATCGGCGCGGCTGTTGAGGCGGCTATCGCTGCGAAAATTAACCTGTCAGGCGCAGACCTGTCAGGCGCAGACCTGTCAGACGCATACCTGTCACGCGCAAACCTGTCAGGCGCAGACCTGTCAGGCGCAGACCTGTCAGGCGCATACCTGTCACGCGCAAACCTGTCAGGCGCAGACCTGTCAGGCGCAGACCTGTCAGGCGCATACCTGTCAGGCGCAAACCTGTCAGACGCAAACCTGTCAGACGCAAACCTGTCAGGCGCATACCTGTCAGACGCAAACCTGTCACGCGCAAACCTGTCAGACGCATACCTGTCAGACGCAGACCTGTCAGGCGCAAACCTGTCAGGCGCAGACCTGTCAGGCGCAAACCTGTCAGGCGCAGACCTGTCAGGCGCAGACCTGTCAGACGCAGACCTGTCAGACGCAGACCTGAAAAAATTGTTGAATCAAAGAACCATCCTGCCGGAAGGTGATTTAATCGGCTGGAAAAAGTTGCAAAACGGGGTGCTTTGCAAACTGCAAATCCCGGCCAAAGCAAAACGTGTTGGCGGGTTAATTGGCCGCAAGTGCCGCGCTGAATTCGCCATCGTGCTTGAGGGGGAGGGAAACGGATTGCATAATGGACACATCTACAAAGTCGGCAAAACCGTCAAGCCGGACAAATACGACCCAAACCCGATGCTGGAATGCTCCAACGGCATCCACTTTTTCATCACCAAACAAGAGGCGCAAGCCTACACGTAGCCCGGCCAGTTCATCGTCACCCGCATTTCCTGACAGCAAACCAATATGCCCTCAACCCTTAAACAAATCTTGGGCTGCGCGATTCTGGCCGCAGCGATGTACTTTGTGGCCGTTGTGATGTTCGTGGAATGAATTTATGCCAAACTTTAACCGCTTCACCAATCCACTCCATGACGAGCACGACCAAGAGTTTTACGACCGTCAGGACGCGGCGGCAGAGGAAAAGGCTGACATTGCGCGGCAGGATTATCCGCCGCTGCCCGAAGTTAAGCCAGTCCAAGTGCGGCTGATTACGGCTGGCGAGCTAAAGCAGATGACGGAATGCAGCGAGACGGCGCGGGATTGAATTTATGAAAAACAACACGCAGGAACTTGAAATAATGAAACCCGAATCTGGCGCGGTTGCGCGGCCAATGGAATCACCAATGACATCCACTCTCGCAGTAATAGAGCGAGCGGCGGCAAATAAGGAAATTGACGTTGAAAAGATGGAGCGGCTTTTGCAGATGCAAGAGCGGATTCTGGCGAAGCAGGCCGAAAGCGAATTCAACGAGGCCATGCAATCGGTTCAACAGGAAATCCCGCGCATCTTGCGGGACGCCACAAACCCGTCAACGAATTCAAAATATACGCGCCTTGAGTCACTTCTTAAAGTCGTCGTTCCGATCTATACGGCGGCGGGATTCTCGCTTTCGTTCGGCACTTCTGATTGTGCCATTGCCGACCATTATCGGATTGTCTGTGATGTCGCCCACAAAGGGAACGCCGGTTCATTCACGCGGCACTATCAATGCGACATTCCCGCCGATACAACCGGGATGAAGGGCATGTTGAACAAGACCAAGACGCACGGATTCGGCTCGACCATGAGTTACGGGCGGCGATATTTGACACTGCTCATATTCAACATCGCGCTTGTGAATGAAGATGACGACGGTGGAAGGGCGCAGAAACCAACCTCAACGGCCCGCGTTGTCACACCGGAGCTACGCAACCGATTCTTTGAAGTTTCAAAACCGTGGCATTGCAAACTTCAAGCGATGGCGATTGACCTTGCTTGGATAATGCCCGACCAAGGACTTGATGCGCTGCCCGACAATCTCATTCCGACAACCAAAGGCGAACTTGCCGCGTTGCAAGCGAAAGTCGAGGCTCACCAATGAGCTTTCAAAATTGCAAAATCGTCGGCGTCGGCGTGAACTCTGAAAAGTATCACGCCCAAAAGGGCGAGCGCGGAACAAAAGAGTTCATCATGTCGCATTCATCTCTAAAAGAGTTCGCAGGATGTCCGTCGCGCTGGCGGGCGGGCTATTCCTCACCAGATTCCGACGCCAAAGATTTTGGAAACCTGCTCGACTGCATCTTGCTCACGCCGGAACAATTCAAGCCGCGATTTGCTGTCAAACCATCAACCTACAAGGATGCGAAAACCGGAGAAGACAAGCCGTGGAACGGAAATTCCAATGTCTGCAAGGAATGGCTTGCTGACCACGCAGACAAGTCCGTAATTTCAAATTCCGAACTGACCAACGCTCAATCCGCCGTCAAGCGGTTAATGGACGACGAAACGATTGCCGCCTACCTACACGCCAGCGACAAACAGGTTCATGTTATTGGCGAATGGTTGGACGAAAAGACCGGGCTGATTATTCCCGTCCAATGCCTGATTGACTCCGTTCCGCGCAAAGATTCAGAGTTTCAAAAGTCTCTTGGCGACCTGAAAACAACACGCAACGCCGGGCAGCGAGTTTTTGGCCGATGGTGTTATCAGGCGGGCTATCATGTTCAAGCCGCCTTTTACCTGGCACTTTATACCGCCGCAACCGGCGAAGATAGAACCGACTGGATTTTCATTCTGTCGGAGAATTACAGCCCATTTGAAACCGGACGGCGGCTGCTTTCTCAAGACTTTCTTGAAATCGGAAAACAGACATTCCAGCACTCGCTTGGAAGATATGCCCGCTGTTTGAAAACTGGCGAGTGGGCGGGATACGACCCCTCCGAAGAATTCTCGCTGATAATTCCGGAGCCTTTCATGGAATTCGCCGCGATGGAAGATGCGATGGAACACGATCAAAACGAACCCACCCCGACGCCAGCCGATGACCATGAGGGGTTGATTCCGTAACGCTCCGCATCAGCCATGCGGGACTGATGACGTGAACCGCGAAAGCGGATATGCCAGCGCCAACGCGCATTGGCTCCGGCGACTTGTTAGGCATCTGGCGTGAACTAAATTTATGGCAAAAGAACAAATAGGACTGAAAGATAAAAACGGGCGCGAAATCTGCGAAGGCGACATCGTGGAATTTGTGGTCACCTATGATTATAGCAACCCGCCGAAACCAACGTATGACACAGCAGACGGCACCAAAATGAATGACATCGTGAAAATCATAGATGGTGTCGCATATTTTTGGTGTGAAGATGTCCAAAACACCAGCTTTGCGTGGCGACACCATTCCTACTGCCGCGTCATTGGAAACATCCACGATAAACATAAGATGCCTAACGTAGAACTCACGCATGGCGGGCGTGAGGCATCCGATTGCAAACTGAAGCCGTAACCGCCATTGCGTGCAGTGATTTGTTAGACATCAACGTAAAAACTGAAAGGAACAAAATATGGAACAAGCATGGCTGATATGGAGTAATGAACATCGTGCGTGGTGGAGGCCGGATAACAACGGCTACACCACAAGCCGAAAAGCTGCCGGACGCTATACCCGCGCCGACGCTCTGGACATCTGTAAGGGTGCAAACTGTGCGCTGGATGATAAACAGGAACCCCATGAGACAATGCTGCAAGATGTCTAACGCGGACTTGAGCCATCGGGCGTCAACAAACCAAAAATATGAGAAATCCAACTGGGCCATCCGGCGGAACTTGGGACAAACAAAAGTCGGGGAACAAGCCCGATTGCGCTCCAAGGACTTGTTCTGCTGCGGGCATGGGAACTGCCCACATATCCGCAGCGGAAGTAATCATGCCGATAAAATCAAACCGCTTGCATTTGCTATGGGCATCCATCTGTCCGTGGAAGCGCGACATTAGAATAACGGTGCCTGCCGCCGGAATCTTCATCGCTGCTCCACCGCAGCAGAACGTCCCCGATGAGCCGCCCGCGACCGGCGACTCACGAACACCAAAAGATTTATGAGCAAAAAGAAAAGCGTAACGCGGGTTGGCTCCATCAGGCGGGTTATGCCGCAGTTGGTGTTATGCGACCATCACGGGCATGACTACTGCGAGGGGTGTCAGCACAACAAGCCCCACAAGGAAAACAGCGAGGACGACGGCGAACTCTGCACATGCGGCGGAGTCTGTGGGGCAAACGGGCCAAACTTCAACGTGCGCTGCCTGCGGCATAACATACCAAGCTGAGACATCGGCGACCTGCGATGTCCAGCAACCAACGATTTTATGAATAAATCAAAACGTCCAACGCCGATTGTCTCCAGCGCGATGTTAGGCCGTCCGGCTTTGGTCGTAAAAATAAATGAAATCAGTTCTGGACAACCTAACCGCTTGGGTTTAATCTCTAGGCATGACAACAAACGACATCCAACAGGCGGTCAGCGGATTCAAGACCGTGGGCATCGTCCCTGGCGCAATGGTCGTGCGCGTCCACGAAGCACTCGACGCCGGATATGCCCACACGCCGCACCGCTACTTCATCAGCGTGGACTTCAAGTTCCGCAAATCTGACGCCTTGAATGTCGGCTCAATCGGCGCGCTCGGATGCACCAAGGCCGAAGCCACCCGCGAAGCCAATGCGCTCGCCGCTCGGATCAACACCTGCCGCACCGCGCTGGACGCTGCGAAAGAACTCGCCGCGAAGTGGGACACCTTCACAAACCGATACACGGTGAAGATGCAGGAGCAAACTTGGGACAAGATCACTGGTCGCTACTGCGCCGAATTTGTATGAATCCCGCCGCTCAATCTCTCGGACGCCTCGGCGGTCTGGCGAAGTCGAAAGCCAAGACTGCCGCTGCGCGCCGTAACGCAAAACTCGGCGGACGCCCGAAGAAAACCAAACGCTCGGCCCGGCGGCCTAACGCCTCAAGCTGAGGCACAGCGGGCTAGGCGCGTGGATTGCAATGCCGGCGATAACCGCTGTTGCCTCCAGCGCGTTGTTAGACAGCCGGTTTGCGACTCACGAAAAGAAATCTCGAAAGACGCTTGACATATCCGGTTATGTGGCGCAAGATAAAGGCATGAAAGACAAAATCTACTACGTCGTCGAAAATACCGACATGGGCTATCCGCAATATCTGGACGGATTCCGCGATGGTCAACCTGTCTGGAAAAGCGGCCTGCAAAACATTGACCCATTCATCAACATGGAAACCGCGCTGGATGAAAGCAAAAAATGCTCTGGCGGATTCGTGCGTAGCCTCATCATTGATGACAATGGACGCCACCAACTCTGCCGCGCATGAACGCCGCCTCACAACTCGGCAAGATGGCGGCTGGCGTGCCGAAGAAATTCAGTGCGGCGGAGATTGCCAAGCGCACGGCGAGGCTCAAGACCGCCCAAAAGAAACGTGCGAAAACCCAGCGCGCACTGCGGAGGGCTAACAAAGCAATTAACCCTAACCCAAAATCAACTGACTCTCGTGAATAATTATCGTTCAGCAGGTTACAGAAAATCGGTGAAACAGGCCCGGATACGAGCGTATTATCGGCGCAAGTCTATGGCTGAGTTGATTACAGAGAATAAAAACGTGTTCATTCCCAAGGTCGAGCCGGATATAAAAGTGACTATCAAGCTGCGCGGTCATCCGGCCATGTCGTTTCGTAGCAGCATCATGCCGTGGGGTGGCTGGTCAATTTCTCCAACCCTTGCCGGTGCAAAGGTTCAGCAAACCATGATTGGATACGGAGCTACGCCATGATTGAGTCCCGCATAAAATCTATCCGTGAATCGTTCATGGCTTTGTACGCCGTTGAGCGCAAGGCGATGGAGCAACTGCCATCATCAGAGCTTGGCGAGCTTTTGCACCGAGCCGAGGAATTGACAAGCGCGGAAGAATTCAGCGTCAGGGCGGCGGCGGAGATAGTCCGTTGCGCGGCCACGATGATAATTGAGGAAAGGGAAAAATAGTCAACAAATTGTTTGACATTGGTTTGACAAAGGATTACATTTTATGTCGATGGCTGGATATACCAAGCTCTTTAATTCGATTCTAATGTCAACGATTTGGCGCGAGGATGACAAAACCCGAATCGTCTGGATAACCCTTTTGGCGATGGCTGATAAGAACGGAATTGCTGAAACTTCACTACCAAGCCTTGCCGACGCCGCCCGCGTTAGTTTTGAGGACTGCAAGGCCGCGCTTGAAAAGCTGAAATCACCCGATGAATACTCGCGAACAAAGGAGCATGACGGGCGCAGAATCCAAGAGTGCGACGGTGGATTTTTCCTTCTAAATCACGGCAAATATAGGGCTAAAATGTCTGCCGATGAACGCCGTGAATACAACCGCCTAAAACAAGCAGAATGGCGGAACAAGAATGTCAAACATCAGTCAGCAACCGTCATTGACAAATCAAAGGTGTCAACATTGTCAGCACATACAGAAGCAGAAGCAGATACAAAAGCAGAAGCAGGAGAGCGCGACCACTCTTTTTCTGAAATACCCTCTTGGAATGAATTTTGGGAATACTGTCAAAGCATTCATTGCGGGTTGGCAGCGGAGTGGTTTGCGCGGGATAAATTCGAGGCGGCAAATGCCGACCGATGGAAAGGGAAATCCGACTGGCGAGCTTACGCCCGCCGCTGCAAGGGATGGTGGCAGAATGACGGTTCACCTATGAAACCAAATCAAAATCATGGAAACACAAATGCAAAAAACGGTGTCCAACGCATTGACCGGAGCATTGGAACAGCAAACGAAGGAATCGCCAGCCGATACAAAGACTTTGGCAAAGTGGTTAAACCTCCAAACCCATGACGACCCTCAAATTGAGGCGATGGTGGATGCCTGCGGTCGGTTTGCTGTGGATTTCACCAACGGACTATCGCCGCGCTGGATTTCATTTTTGGGAGTGACCGGCACGGGCAAAACCCACTGTGGCAGGCGGCTTTGGGAAAACCTTAAAAACCGTAGCAGTTGGAGAAGAACAGAATATGTTCCTTCGGAAATTTACTGGCCGATGTTCGTTGCTGATTTGCGCGCCGGAATCGCTTACGAAAGATTGCGAGATTTGTTTTCATGGCCGGTTTTGTTCCTCGACGACATTGGGGCCGAGCGAGATTCAACCGGATTCGCTTCGGAGAATCTGAATACCCTAATCGGATGCCGCGCCAACCGATGGACGATCATCACCAGCAATCTCATGTTGGAACAACTCGCGGCGATTGACCCTCGCATTTCCGACCGCATGATTCGCAAACCAAACATCGTCGTCGAGGTCAACACCGTTAGCCATTCGCTACGGACAACTTGAAGGCGTGATATGAACTGTGAAATCGAAAAGCTCAAAACGAAGCTGGCCGAGATGCGAATGGAACTCGCACAAA